GTTCTCTGCAAGCAGATCATGTTTGGTGTACCCACCGGTTACCCGGACAACACATTTGTTGCCCACCGTGGGGTCTGGAAGTCCTCAATTCAGTTCCTCTAAGCAAGGAGCACCCGTCGCCGCTAAACATCCCCTGTCCCCCACACGTATTAGGTGGGGCACCCTTCCGGGTGGCACGGTAAGCTTATCCGGTCGACCCCGCTCTGTGGGTGTGGAGCATTGCAGTGCTCTGTCACCCACATAACATGGCAACTATCTCCAGGCCTGTGAACTGAGTCGTCGGACGACTCAGAGAAGTGGTCTGTTAACGTCTGACCAGACTCCAACATTGGTGTGAGTTAGTCGGTTACAACCAGACCGTGCTGTAGTCTGGTTCCCAGTCGCGAATGTGAGCTTCTATAGTGAGTTGCTCACGTTCGCTCAGCCCGAATGCAAGCCCGAAAGACACCCTGGTCTCGGGCAGGATTGGCGCCACATGCGCGGTCAGTCCCGAGCCCCACCACTGGCTAGCATGATCGAAGGCACCGTGGGAAGTAATCTTTCCCACGCTAACTCCAAAGTCCAGTTTCCGGTAGAACTCCTGCAATATGGGCATGCCTGGGGCGACACTCAAACCCCCTTTTCCGATAGCTGTCATCCACTGCTTGAAACGCCTCTCATTGGGAATGTCTAGTATCGTAACCAGATCCTTGGAGAGGGCAACGTCCCATTGCCTGGTCATCATGTAACCAAGCCGTGTAATGACTGGCCGCATTTGGCAGAACTCGACTTGCTCCAGAACACCTACTGGCTCCTCCACCTTCATGGTGAACCCGAAGTCCAAGTAGTGTTGGGGAATGGCTGACAGAACCCTGTCCAGATCTTCTCGTTCGACAAACAACACGAGGTCGTCGCCGTTATTGATGAAGTCGAAGGACCTAAGGGCCAGCTTCTCTATCAGGTTGACGGTCATGGAGCACATGAGGACACAATTGCCTAGGGCTGTGTTCATATCTCCGCTCATCCGACACCCCTCAACCTTGTATGAGAAGCCTCCGTCTTTAGCCAAAGCGAGTCCTTGGTTGAACCTCTGCATGCGGAGCAGCTTCCCCAGATTGCTTCTGGACGAAGGTTCGCACAAGGCCATGTACAAGGAGTGCTCAAACTCCAATGCATCTAGGCTGCAGTGTTGGTCAAACCGAGAAGCATCAAGCCCTATCGCAACAGGGTCAGTGAAGTTCTCCCACTTTGCCGCTATCAGATTGCCGAGCTCTAGAGCGTTGATACCCTTGGCAACAAATGCTTCTAGAGACCGCCCGAGCCATCGCCGTGTAAATCCGATGCTCGAAGGGTTTGAGTAGGACGCCTAACTCGACGTTGTACTCAGGTCTGCGCGGTTGGATAACGCGCGGCGCAGGGTCACCCTTGACCGTCTTGTCGATTTTCTCCGCCTTAACGAAGGTCGACAATCGCCCATATGAGTCACACCATCCCTCTTCTTCGAGGGTGTTTACGGCGTTGGTGTATATCGTCTGTCGTCTCTTGTCCTTGTAAAGTAAGGGAAAAGAAGCCCTCGGTATCGCTACCATGCTTCCGCTGCCTCCACACTTACGTATGACACGAGCTAAGTACGAGTTACACCCTCCGAAAACTCCTGGCACTGGCTTTGGTGGTGTGACGAGGGCACCATCCCTCTCAACACGAAACACCCTCTCCGCCAGCCCACGCCCGAGGTTTTTGACATTTGAATCATGTATCAAGAATTGTCTAGTTGGCCAAGGCCCTCGAACCTGGACCAACTGCCTTGATACCCGACCTTTCGGCTCCGCCTGGAACTCATCTTGCAGTTCAGGGATAGGTCTTTCACGGAAGTCCACCTTCGTCGTGAATCCCTGAATGCGCTCCAAGCCTCTTCATGCTCGCCGAGAGGGCTTCAGACCTCGAGAGGTCCAAAACCACCACCAAGACTCTCGGAGTTGACTGTACTCCAATTCAAGTGCCGACTGCATGAAGACGAGAGACTCGACCAGGACGAGACTATCGACGACCTGTGAGGCCCTCATTCCATGCTCAGCCATAATGGCACTAGCCTTGCGACGTGCAATCTCCCGGTCGACCGGGCCCTCCCCCAAGTTGGGGTAGGCAGCGCGAACAAGTTTGGCAACATGGTTGGCGTAAGTTTTCCTACGGCCGGCCCTGACCTTGTTCTTGCGCATGCCCTTCGGGATAACGGCAGATGAGCCCTCAGGCACTGGAGGTGGGGTGTCAATCACCACCTCAATGCACTCAGCAAGATCGACATCCGAATTGTCGACCAAGTAACTCAGTCCCTCTAGTGTAGACCAAGATTTGTTCTGCCTCCCTAAGGATACACCGTACCTGTACGCCTTGTAGCTGACGTACGCACCCACTGCAATGGATGCGCCCACCTTCAACAGCCCTATGATGGGGACTTGAGGCATGGTGTGGGTTTAGTAAAC